GTGGGACCACCCCCTGCGGTTTGACCGCTGCAGTCTGGGAGAAGGACTTTCCTTTTTTCAGAGAAGATAGGTGACTTGGGCTAGTAGCCCGGATTGCCTCATCACGCTCTTCCAGTTCGGGAGTAATCCCGAGGTCTAGAAGAGAGAAGTCAATGGCCAAAGGCAGGTACACCAAGGCTGCGGAGAAGCTCTCCATAGAGCGGACCCACATCTTGGCGTCCTGCACCTTTTTCGGACTACGGTCCGGGAATAGCGCCTCTAAACCGGAGAAATCCGGTAGATGAGGTATCTTTGCAAGTAATTGCATTGCATCTTCACAAATTCCCAGAGCAGACCCCAGTGGCTCGAGATCTGGTCCACCTCTCACGAGGGAGTCCAACATCTTTACCAGGGCCTGTACAGTCTCGACGACTTCAACCTCTGACAGAGGTTTATCGCCGATAAATACAGGAGGGTCTTCCAGACCCTGATTTCTAAGACGGAGGCTTGGTGCCATAGCAGCCACAATTCCCAGCCCAACGGGTTGAGGAGTTGCTACACCCAGTCCACTACTCGCGAGGCTCTTTGTGACGAGCTTTCCCGGTAAACGAACCGAGATTGCAGCACCACCTAGAGTCGCCACAGGGACGACGTCCTTGTAGGTAAGAGTGGGCTCATAGTGCTCTTTGAGCACGGGCCAGACGGCCTGTGAATAAGAGACCCATGAGTCTTCGTGGATTGGCTGTTTCTGTTTTGGAATCAAGCCGAATCCTCCTTTCGGCGGCATTATGAAGAATTCTTTTCCAAGAACCTTCATTATGCCAATCGGAAGGAAACCCCGTCTTGCGAAATTCTCGCACCATTTTTTCCATCTTGCCTTAATCAAACGAAGTTGAAGAAGACGCTCTTTTGCCCTTGCGATCATCCAACGGACGACAGCAATTGCAATAAGAGATTCGACTTCTCCTAAGTAGGATAAGGTAAGATTGTCCAAATGGCTCTTGTCTCCACTTAACGCCTCTACCTTATTCTCGAGTGAGAGTAAGAAGGGCACAGAAGTGGACTCTTGGAAACCCAAGCGGGATAGAATCCTGCCTGAGGTTCCAAAGGCACTGACGAGGGCCGTTTGGGCCAAACGTCCCAATTTTCCGTTCGAGAACTCTACCGTCGACTTCAAGTAATCCTTGTGTCTAAGGAGCAGTCTTAACAGACGTGCGGAGGTTGGCTTCTCCCCCACCCAGCCGCGTTTAACAGCACGAAGTGCCATTTGAACACGTTGGGTGGAGGTACTCACCGAAAGTTCCGCTTTCAAGGACATCGGTGAATAGTTCTTACCTCCCAGGTAAACCTGGGAAGCAAAAACAAACAGCTTTCCCTCTAGAGTCTTCGCCGCGGAGATTGGAACTTGGAGTTTGGCACAGACTGACATGTAGCTGGCTGCCACAAGGCTGTCTCCCGTTACGTTGTCATCGCCTAGAACCCTATAAGTTGTAAAACTTTTAGGATCCACCTTTGTCTTATGGGCGGCGAAAAGCACAAGTGCATGATGCACGAGAGCCATCGAGGCCCATGAAGATAAGGTACCCATAGGTTGACCTCTCCCGTACTTGATTAGAGTACCTTTGAGGTTTTCCTTGACCAAAGCGTCTTCACCGCCGGGAACCCGGAACCAACGATCAGTCAGAAGAGCCATCCATAGCTCAACTGTCTCTTCAGGCCAAATACCAAGCAACAAGGCTCGATAAAGCTCGGTTGGAATGAGATCGGTCGCAGACTTTAGATCGATACTATGATGGCGCTCGGATTTCTCCGAGTCCTTCACGTAACTTTCTAGGCCTGCTTCCTGATCAAAGGTAGCGTCTGTCGGTAATACCGACAACACATCCATCATCCAATCGTGCACTGGTTTCATCAGCCGCTGGGTCCAGTAATCAACGATAGCTATCGTTCTTACTTTCCCCGCAGCCTCCGGGAGAAACGCGAGTTTCCCCGTGTCCTTCTCCAAGGACAGATCCCAGTATTTCACCTTGAGACCAAAGGACGCAGACGTACGTAGTATGTCTCGCGCTTCTTCGGTTTTGCGAAGCACTTGGCCGAACAGAGCGACAGTACGAGTATCACCCACGTGGTGGGCCCATTTCATCGGATAGTTAATCGGGCAGGCTGCCCAAGCTAACGCGTCCATAGGAGCTCCAAAAACTCCTACTGTATGATTTGGTCCCCCCCTGGTGGGATGGTAAGGGCGCTGGTCTGGTCTTAGCCCCAATTTGGGATGCACGAGACCCATTCTTCCTTTCCCAGCGTACTTACGTACAATGGGCCAGAACTGATCTTTACAAAAACTTTGGAATTCTTCTAAGGTTTGAGTATCAATCTGTTCAACCGACTCGGTCACGCTGACCAAATCGGAGGGAAGATGGGGAGCCTCGAAGGCTGAGTAAGCCTTCAACAAGGAGATGATCAGTCTGATTGTCACCTCGTTATGCGATCCCAACTCCCGCCGGAAATACAAAGGTATTATCCGTGGGAGTCCACTGCGGGCGAGACCAACCGGTTCCGAAAAGAGGAACGGGTCATCGTTTTGGATCCCACCCAACCACCTCTGGACGAAGAACAGCGTGTTTTTCATCTTTTGGACAAGGGCATTCTGCCCTCTGGTTGCTAGGATCCTCGCGAACCCTTCCCCAAGCCTTTTGAGGGCTTCCAGGCGTGCCGGCCGAGGCTCACACTGTCCC